TGAGAAAAAGCATTCAGGAGACGCGTTTAGCCGGCGCGAGCTCCGACAAAGCTATGTGACGGCTCCGGTCCCCGAGCCATTGTCACTCCACGAATTGGATGCCACACGTGACAGCTATGAGGACAGCCAAGGGTACAGCTCTGATGTCGAGCAGTGCGCTTGTCATATGTGGTTATTAGCGCCATTGGGTACGCTGCCTATGCGTCAGGACCCCTCGGTGTCTGCGGTGGAAACAATCCGCCGTAAGGCACAATGGTGGGCCTTGCGACAGCGTGTCCGCTTCCAAGCCCCTGCTTCAGTAGAAGTTCTCCCCCCAGTGGTGGTAGATGAAGACCTGCCCCCTGTTGTGGAGGACCCACCTGAAGATGGGACTGCTGACAAGGACGTCATCTTGATTGGAGACATCCCCATCAGGATTGAAGTTGACGGGAGCGATCCTGTTGACGAAGAGCCAGAAGTCAGCCCTAGGGACCCGTTGGGGTCTAGTCATCTCCCAGTACCTATCAGCCCTGAGGTGTCTGATGCTCCCCTGCCAGCGGTGGTGGGTGGTGAGCCCAGCAGGGTGGTGTGGGAAGTGAGATGGGCATGGAGCCGGAAGACTGTTGCCTTGGCTATGGACAGGATTGAGAGATTTGCCGTGTTCCCCAGACGCGGTGAGCTCGACCGTCCTGCCATGTACTAGGGATGCCCCGACAGGCTCGTTTGGGAGCAGCGCGTCGGTGAGGAATACTCGGAGAACCTCATCGATGTGTTCAGAGCTCGCACCAAGCGGTATGCCTGGGGGGGAATGAGGGGGAGGGAACGGAGGGTAAGGAGGTTTGTCTCGGCCAACCTGGGTTCCACGCCCAAGGTGGCATACAACGACTCCCTGAGGAATGTAGCAGCTGCGGTGTGTTTGAGGCAGTTGTATTACAAGGAAGTTGGAGTTAGTGTGTCAAGGCCCACCGTCTCGGTGAAGGAGACGCTTCAAGTGGCTCGCATGGCACTCCAGTCTGTTATTGCACCAAAGCCGCGGTTTACCTATGAGCAGTTTCTGCGGACCTATACGGGTCCAAAGCTTCAGCGCTACAGGCAGGCTGTGGCCACGATCTACAGGCAGGGGGTTACTGTCGCCGACGCCGGGGTTCGAGCGTTTCTTAAATTTGAGAAGGTGGACGAGGGTGCGGTGCCGCGGGTTATCTCCCCCCGTGGTTTCGTGCACCTCGCGGAGGTTGGGACATACCTCAAGGCTTATGAGGGGCCGCTCTACCGTTGCCTCAAGAAAATGTTTGGAGAGGTGGTCATCATGAAGGGTATGAACTCTAT